AGGACATGTAACAAAGAAGCCTTGGATCGGTCTGACACCTTCCGAAACCGAAATTTTTAACACGTGGCTGTCGGGCGCAGGAGCAGCAGAGGCTATTGAGCAAGCCATAAGAGAAGAACGCGGGTGGTGTCACCAAATTGTGTGGGATTACGGTTATTCGAGAGTTGATAACAAAGATGTGCAAGAGGCTTGCAAGATATTGACTAAAAGAATATTGGCTAGGGGTAAAAAATGACTGAAAAAAATTATTCGCCCCATGAAGCTATAGACTACATTTTTCAAAACGCCCCAACTTACGGAAAGGCTAAGGGCAGAGTTGCTGAATTAGACGCATACCGCCATAGTCTGAAAGCTATTATGATGACCAAATCAGATGAAACAACTATTAGTGGACAAGAGAAATCAGCCTACGCAAGCCACGAATACCAAAACCTGTGCAAAGCTATTGGTGAGGCTACAGAAGCCGCTGAGACGCTTAAATGGCGGCTGGAATCGGCAAAAATGCGGTTTGAAGCGTACAGAACGCAAGAAGCAAACAATAGAAACATTGAAAGATTGACAAAATGACAAAGGCACAACGTGAACAGTACGCAAAGATTGCGGAACTAGGCTGTAGTTTGTGCAGACATTTGGAATATGGGGAAACCCCAAGCCACATTCACCACATCCGCAGACTTGGCATGAAACGTATAAACGCACCAGTAATTCCGCTATGCCCAGAGCATCACACGGGTAATAGTGGCGTACATGGTTTAGGCAAGAAAGCGTTTTCAGAGCGTTATGGCGTAACTGAAGAAGATTTATTAGCCCAAACAGAGGCGCTACTATGTTATTAAAAAACATTTACAAGATTTAAGTCTTTTGTTAAAATCAGCAAATGAAATGGACAAACGAACAAATACAATTTTTAACTGAAAATTACCCTAAATACGGTAAAGTTTGGTGCTGTGAGGTTATGAGTTTAAAAGAAAGCCAAATAAGAACAAAAGCATCAACACTTAAACTTCAGGCAAGAGGCGTAAGCATTGCTTGGCAAGAAAAACAAAAACAACACTCTAAAAAAATGACAGGAAAAATTAGACCTGAACATTCTGTTTTTATGAAAAATTTTAGGGTTACAAATTTATGCGTTATGACTGAAGATGGAAAAAAAAGCCTTTCTGAAAAAGTTAAAGCAAGGTTTGTAGAGAAAGGACACCCAAAAGGAGCTTTGGGCATGAAACATACTGAAGCGACCAAAAAAATATTATCTGAAAAATCAAAACAAATGTGGCAATCTATGAGCGAAGAACAATTAGATGCTTATTCTAAACGTGCGTCAATTAATGGTAGTAAACAAACAATGAACAGAGCTAACGCATCGTGGAAAGCAGCGTGGCGTGAAATAGGTGGTTACAAAAAATACTATCGGTCAAGGTGGGAAGCAAATTATGCTAGATATTTAGAATGGATGAGAACGCAAGGATTGATTGCAGGGTGGCTACATGAACCTGATACGTTTTGGTTTAAAGGTATCAAGCGTGGTTGCATGAGTTACTTACCAGACTTTAAGGTTAAAGAAATTGACGGAACAGAAACCTACCATGAAGTCAAAGGATGGATGGACGATAGAAGCAAAACCAAAATTAAACGCATGGCTAAATATCACCCTAACGTAACTTTAGTGTTAGTAGATACAAAAGAATATAAAGCATTAGAAAAACAATATCAAAATACAATCGAAGGTTGGGAATAAGACGCTGGGGTCTATGATAATGACGAGCAATTTGATAAAATACAGGTAGCCCGTGGCAAAATTAAGCCCAAAGGCGGCTGTACTGTCGTTATTTACACAGAGGAATAAGCATGGATTACCCAGCGACATTTGTTGCCACATTGCTGCATAGCGCAACAAACGCACATTTTATGCACCTACAGACAGACAGTTACGCTAAACACAAGGCGCTACAAAAGTATTATGAGCAAATAGTAGACTTGGCTGACACATACGCTGAAGTCTATCAAGGGTGCTATGAAGTGATTAAGGCTTATCCAAGCGACTTCCCATTAGCCAAAGACCCATTAAAATACATTACGGCTATGAAAGACTTTGTTGAAGACATTCGTATAGAATTGCCTAGTGAATCACAATTACAAAACATTGTTGATGAGATTTGTAGTTTAATTGATTCAACCCTTTACAAACTTAAACATCTCAAATAGGTCAATCATGGATGACGCAAGAAAGTTAGCTCAAATGCTTGAAGGTCAGCAACGTCTGAAGTTTATGCAACAAATGGGTATGCAAGCACAACAAATGTCTCCTATGGAACAAATGATTCAACAGAACATGGGCGCAATGACGCAATTAGACCAAATGGGCGCACAACAAGCAATTGGTGGAATGGCACAAGGCAATCCCAACATGATGACTTCACAGATGGGCAGAGAATCGTCCGCCGGTATGGGTCAAATGACACCTGATCAGATGCAAGCAGCACAACCAATGGTGCGTCAACCACAAGCAAACCCTAATATGCCTATGCAGCGTGGAATCAGCGCTAATATGCCAATCAAAAAGCCAATGTACTGATATGAGCAAAGTTGGACTTTACGCCAATATTCTTGCCAAACAAAAACGTATCAAAGCCGGAAGCGGCGAAAAGATGCGTAAAGTAGGCAGCTAAGGCGCACCTACAGCTAAAGACTTTAAAGAAGCAGCTAAGACAGCCAAACAACCAAATAGCAAAGACTGATAGAAATAAACTATAATTAACGTATCTTAAATCTACGACAATTGAGAAAGATATGATTAACAGTAAAGTAAAGAAAACTGCTGATGGTAGAGTAATACCGCCCAATGCTGGTAAGGGTAGAGTCAAGGGAACGCCCAACAAGTCTACAGCGAAGGCTAGAGAAGCCATTGCTACATTTGTAGATGGAAACGCAGAACGTCTCCAAGAGTGGTTAGAAGCCATTGCTGTGGATGAACGATATGGTCCAAAAACAGCGTTTGATTGTTTCATGGCTGTTGCTGAATACCATGTGCCTAAGTTAGCAAGACAAGAACACGTTGGTGCTGACAACGGACCTATCGAACTGGTGGTTAAGTGGCAAAACGAGAAGTAACGCTTCCGTATGACCCACGCAGTCCCTTTATGCCGTTCCACAACCGTTCACAAAGGTGGGCGTGTTTAGTCGCGCATAGACGGGCAGGAAAGACTGTAGCGGCTATTAACGACATCATTCGTGCAGCAATTATGAGCAAAAGCCAATATCCTCTGTTTGGTTACATTGCCCCGTACCGCAGCCAAGCTAAGTCTGTGGTTTGGGATTACCTTAAGCACTTTGCTGCGCCACTAGTCAAATCATCTAATGAATCGGATTTGATGGTTGAGCTAATCAACGGTGCAAAGATACGTCTATTTGGTGCTGACAATGCTGACGCTATGCGAGGGCTAGGCTTTGATGGTGTTTACCTCGATGAGTATGGTGACTTCAAGCCCTCAGTATGGGGTAACGTCATTCGTGCAACATTATCTGACAAACAAGGTTGGGCAGTCTTTGGTGGTACTCCAAAGGGCAAGAACCAGTTTTGGAGCATCTATGAGACTGCTAACAGGTCTAAGGGTGAATGGTTTGTCTTAAAGCTACCAGCATCACAATCAGGACTATTGCTAGACAGCGAACTTAAAGCTGCTGCTGCACAAATTTCTGATGACCAATACCAACAAGAGTATGAATGCTCGTTCGATGCAGCCCTATTGGGAGCGTATTGGGGCAATGAGTTACGTGATGCAGAGCTAGAAGGCAGGATTACATCTGTACCGCATGACCGTAATGTTCCAGTACACACTAGTTGGGACTTAGGTAGACGAGACGATACGGCTATTTGGTGGTATCAAGTAATCCGAGGTGAAGTACATATAATCGACTATTTTGCTATTTCTGGTGCTAATATTGCAGAAATTGCACAAGTTTTGTTAAATAAACCATATAAATACGGTATTCATCATTTGCCACACGATGCGAAAGCAAAGACATTGGCAAGTGAAAGAAGCGTAATTGAGCAATTAGCAGACTTTTTAGGCATTGGAAACATGACAATTGTCCCTAATCTGAGTGTTCAAGATGGTATTCAAGCCGTTCGTATGGCTTTGCCTTATTGCTACTTTGATGCCGAAAAGTGTTATGAAGGTGTTGAAGCACTTAAACAATATCAGCGTGAGTATGACGAGGATAAGAAAGCGTTTAGAGCTTCACCAAGGCACGATTGGACATCACATCCGGCTGATGCGTTCAGAATGATGGCAATCGCCTACAGAGACGAACCTAAAGTTAAGCCAGCAGACATTGTTAAACCTCTGATGGTTGGACCAGATAACCAAGTTTCATTAAACGATATGTGGGCAACCCATCAACCATCTAGGAGTAAACGAATATGAGTGGCGTATCAAGAGATTATAGTTATCCATACGAGACAGTTGCAGCCAGTCAAACAGCGCAAATGTTAGGCGGTTTAGGTGCAGCAGGTGATTACTTGCATCGAATCATTGTTACGGTCAACACAACGGCTACAAGTACCGTTACGTTGGTTGATGGTGTGACTTCTATTGCACTAATGCCAGCTTCAACACCTGCGGGTGTCTATAGCATTGACGTTAATGCTGCGTCGAAAACTACAGGTTGGAAAGTTACGACAGGCGCAGGGGTTACTGCTATTGCTGTTGGCATCTTTTCGTAAACGGGCGTTATCATGGACGAATTAACAAGTGTGCAAAAGTGGTTAAACACGGTTGGGCAGTATGACAACGAGTTTAAGAAGTGGGAGGCAAGAGCGCAAAAGATTGTTAAGCGTTATCGTGACGACAACCGCAGTCAGAATACAAACGAAACAGCTAAATTTAACATTCTGTGGTCTAACATACAGACGTTAATCCCTGCTGTGTACGCCAGGTTGCCAAAAGCTGCTGTTTCACGCAGGTTTGGGGATAATGACCCAATTGGGCGTGTTGCATCCATGCTTATTAGTCGTGCTATTGACTATGAGATTGAGCAATACACAGACTTTCGGTCAACAATGCGTCATGCCGTAGAAGATAGGTTTTTAGGTGGGCGTGGCGTCGGTTGGGTACGCTATGAACCGCACGTTAAAGACCAAGACATTCCCGAAGATGGTTTGCAGATTACCGAAGATGTAGATGACGGTAACGATGCACCCAAAGGAATGGAGTCTGGTGATGCTGGCATGGAAGAAACTCCAGAAGAAATTGAATACGAGTGTGCGCCTACCGATTATGTTCATTGGAAAGACTTTGGACACTCAGTTGCGCGAACATGGGACGAAGTAACTTGCGTATGGCGTTGGGTATACATGACCCGTGAAGCGCTTATTGAGCGTTTTGGCCAAGAAAAGGGCAACGACATACCTTTGGACGCAGGTGTTCAGACCCTTAAGCAATATGGACAAAGCTCTAAAGACTTCACAAGAGCAAAGATTTGCGAGCTGTGGGACATCGAGACTGAAAAGGTTTATTGGTTTAGTAAATCTATGCCTGTCATCATTGACGAACGTGATGACCCATTAGGTTTGCAAGGGTTCTTCCCATGCGCCAAGCCTTTGTACGCAACAATGACTTCAGACACACTTATCCCTGTGCCTGATTTTGTACTGTATCAAGACCAAGCGCAAGAACTAGACATCCTGAGTGACCGTATTGACGGTTTAGTCAAAGCTCTGCGTATTCGTGGTGTCTATGATGCTAGTCAGCCCGCATTGCAGCGTTTGTTAACTGAAGGCGATAACAATACGCTTATTCCTGTTGATAAGTGGTTAGCATTCGGTGAAAAAGGTGGCTTAAAAGGCTCAATTGACATTCTTCCCATTGATGACATTGCTAACGCATTGCTTAACTGCTATCGGGCTAGAAGTGAAATCAAAGGGCAAATCTACGAACTGACGGGCATTTCGGACATTGTTCGTGGTCAAACCGCAGCATCTGAGACAGCGACAGCGCAGCAGATTAAAGGTCAATACGCCAACCTACGCTTACGCAGTATGCAAGAGGACGTAGCTATCTTTGCATCGCAACTTATCAGACTCAAAGCACAGGTAATTTGCACTAAGTTTCAGCCAGCAACAATCCTTCAGTATGCAGCGGCTACTCAATTGTCTGAGCAAGACCAAGCGTTAGTGCCTGAAGCGCTTATGTTGTTGCAAGACAATCCTTTGCGCAACTTTAGGATTGAGGTCGATGCTGACAGCCTGGTGCAATTGGATGAGACAGAGCGCAAGCGTGAAAGAACAGAGTTCTTAGGCGCTATGGGTGGTTTCCTAGCTCAAGCCTTGCCAGTTGGCCAGCAAGTGCCGCAGCTTACGCCTATGCTTGTTGAATTGCTTAAGTACGGTGTTAGTGCGTACAAGCAAGCTGAGTCTGTAGAAGGCGCTATTGACGCAGCTATGGAAGAAATGAAGCAAGCTAGTCAACAGCCCAAAGAACCTCCTCCTCCTTCACTGGACGAAATTAAGGCACAAGCGGAGCAGATGAAGATGCAAGCAGAGCTAGAGCTAGAGAACAAGCGTTTAGCGTTGGATGAGAGCAAACTTAGCTTTGAAGCGCAGATGCAACAAAGTGAAAACGAAACAAAGATTATGGTTGCTCGCATCTCAGCGAACCCCGGCATCGATGTCCCCATGCTTGAACAACAACGAACCGCTACCGAACAAATCTCTAGTAGCTTAGGTGGCGGCATACAAAACACGATGCAACAAGTCGATCAAGTACGTCAAAGCATCGAAATGCTTGCCCAGATGCAGGGTCAGACTATGCAGCAGCTAAACACTCTGATTTCCGTGATGAGCGCACCTAAGCGCATTATTCGTGGTGCAGATGGTAAAGCCGCAGGGGTGGAGATTGTTCAATAATGCTTGAATACTCAAACGGCACTCGTCATGCACAAAACGAGGGTTTAATTACTTATGCTGGTATAGGCTGCGTGTTTAACTTGTATTCAGGCATACAACCGGCTAATGCAAACACAGCGATTACTACACAAGTGTTGTTGGTCAGTATGCCTATAGCCGGTGTGTTTGGCACAGATGTAAACGGTACATTGACGCTTGGTGCGGTAAGCCCTTCTAACGCAGGAAGTAGTGGCACAGCAAGTTTCTTCAGAATTATTAAGGTTGGTAGCGATGTGGTTATGGACGGTTCGGTAGGCTTATCTGCTGCTGACCTAATACTTAATAGCGTAGACATCGTTAGTGGCCAACAAGTAAGCATTACATCAGGCATTATTATCAGGAACAATCAATAATGGCTATTATTGTCAAACACACAAAAGTTAGCGCTGTTGTTGATAGTGCTGACACAAGTTTAGTGCGCCCTAGTGATTGGAACTCAGACCACACGCTTACAGGCTTTGGTACTTCTGCTGCATTAGACGCAGGTGTAGCCGGTGGAGTTGCTACGCTAGACGGTGGCGGTACAGTTCCACTTAGTCAGATTCCCGCATCAATACAAGGTTCATTGAGCTATGAAGGCACATGGAACGCATCAACAAATACGCCAACCCTAGCTTCTGGTGTCGGCACAAAAGGTTATTACTATATTGTCAGCGTTGCAGGTTCTACCAATCTTGATGGCATCACAAGCTGGAACATTGGTGACATGGCTGTTTATAGCGGCACAGCATGGCAAAAGATAGATAACACAGACGCTGTAACCTCAGTTAACGGCTTTACAGGGAGTGTCGTATTAACAACTACTGACGTAGCTGAAGGTACAAAACTCTATTACACGGATGTTCGTGCAAGAGCGTCTAATAGTGCAGGAACGGGCATCACATACGACAGCGTAACGGGTGTCATTACTAACGCAGAACCAGACCAAACAGTAGCTTTGACAGCCGGAACAGGCATCAGCACTAGCGGCACATACCCTAATTTCACAATTACTAATACCGCACCATCGAGCGGTGGCACAGTTACTTCAGTTAAAGCGACAGCGCCAGTTGTTTCTACTGGTGGCACAACGCCTGTTATTTCAATGGCTGCGGCTAGATCAGTGGCAAATGGATACTTAACAAGCACCGATTGGAATACCTTTAACAATAAAACATCAAACACAGGGACTGTTACTAGCGTTGCCACAAGCGTCCC